AGCTGCTCGTGAATCCACGTCTTGTACCCAGATCCGCTGTCCACAACGCCGGTCAGGATCGGGGCGGCGAATGCGTTGCTGAACTGGCCAGCAGAGCGACCTTCGTTTGGCAGCTGGGTGTCGTACCAAGTGTTTTCGCGTACGTTGTAAACCACCGCATGCGTGCATTCGGTGGCATTGCCACGCGGGTAGCACCACCAGATCTCGCCGTACCGCGGGATCTTGAACGCAAAGACCTTTGCCTGAGCGTTGCGGTTCAGACCGTCAAAGAAATAGTTCAGATTCATCGAGTTGGGCACTTCGCGCACAACGCCGTTGAACATCATGAAACGGTCGACGCCAGCCCAGAAGAACACGCCGTCATAATCGATGACGCACTGCGGCGAAAGAATCGAGGTGTCGGTGGCGATGGTGTCGAACTGGAACACCGTCGTGCCACCTGTGAACGTGGCTCGGATGACCGCGTCGTACGCCCAGAAAATGCCAGCAGGCGCAGAGCCTGAACCGGCGCGCAACGGCAGCCCCTTGATGATCTTCTGGCCCCAAACTCGAGCCAGACCAGAGCCGCCGCCAGTCAGGTCTGTCGGGTTGCCAGCGTCAGACCAGCCGACAATACCGTCTGAGCCGTAGTAGAACAGGTACGGGTGCAGGGACACGATTCCGCCCGTGCAATTGGCATCTGCGGGGAGAGTGATCTCTGTTAGCGCCGAAGTCCCTAGCAAGTCGCCGTAGAAAATTTGTCCGCCAACGTCGTTGCAAATGCATCCGAGGTTGGGTGCTGTGTGCGCCAGAATGTAATTGGCGTTGCTCGAAGAGTCGTACTGGTAATCGAACATCCACATGTTCTTATCAGAATCGACCAGCGTGGACGGAGTTCTGTCGCTGATGATTGAGCAGTTTTCGGTGGAGTCGATCGTAAAACGCTCGAGTGTCGTCGAGCTGCCAGAGTGGCAGTACACGAACCCCATCTGGGTGTAGTTCGTGAAGCCGCGGCTGATCTCAGTCAGATACTTGGTGATTGCGCGGTAGCCGCCCATCTTGCGAGGCAACCCGCGCTGCCAGCGAACCCACTGGCCATCAGTGTAGAAGTTACCTTCGAATTTTGTTCCGTCCCGCTTGATGCCGGGTTCAGAACGCAAAATGATGGTCGAATCTGGCATTAAAACGAACCGCCGTTGATGTTACCAGCCTGTGCGACACCCAGAGCAGCCCATGCATCCGTCTGCAGGACAGACTGGAATAGAGAAATGCCAGTCGAGCCTCCGCCCAAGTTGATCAGTGCAGCCCCGGCTGTCGTGGCGCCAGTACCGCCCTGATTCACTGCCAGAGGCAACGACACGCCTGCAGTGCTCGCGTTGAGGACGTCAGTACCGTCGCAGTAGAGAATGGCGCGCTCGCCCTGACCGATTGTCAGCCCGGTGCCGCCGCCGTACGGATCGATCGACAGCGCATAAGGGCCAGTTGTCTGATTGTCGACCCAATACTGCTGAATCGTTGCAGGCACAACGATGCTGCGGTTGCCAGTCAGAGCGCCCGTGAAACGATAGGACACACGATTCAGCTCAGAGCCGGTAAGGGTGTAGGCTCCGGTGCCCGGCACGTTGATGACGGTATAGTCGAACGCAAACAGCGCGGACTGGCCAAACCCAATCGTGTAAAAATTTGATCCATCGCTGGCGATGATTGCGGATTCAGTGGGCTGGAAGCTCTTCGATGCGCTGCCGTCAATCGAGGTCAGGCCGGGGGCATCAGCGACAATCGCGCCCGTGCCGCTGTTGCGCAGGTAGATAAACCAGTTGTTGCCAACCGTAATCGGATTCGGCAGCGTGATCGTGCCACCGGCTCCCGTCCAGTTGAACATCCGAGCGCGGTCGTTGGTCGAGGTGGTGTAATCAGAGTTGAACCCCGTTACAGGCACCGACTGGCTGAGCAGGGAGCCGACCGCCACGATTCCAGTGCCAGCCAGAGACGAGGCGTTGGCTTGGGAGACGGTCGAGCCGTACTGTAAGGATATCCAGCTCCCGGCTGCCGTGGTGTTGTCGGTGACATACACCTGCCAGACCGTGCCCGGGTCTATTGTAACAACCTGTACCCCGTCAGCGTCTTTGACGATGAAGGTGTCGGCTCCGAGGTTGTTGAAAAGGATCGTGTTGCCGGTGCCGGTTCTGCTGGCATAAGGCAGGATCACACTCAGTCCGGCGGCGTCAGGCGTGACGTCGATGATCTTGGTCGCCAGAGCGTCGTTGATCGACGTCTCCTCTGGCCAGCTGAGGATCGTGTCTTCAGTGAGGTTTAGGGCGCTGTAGGTGACGTAACTGGGGTAGATGTTGGCGCCGCCAAACACGTTCGTATAGATGGTCATTATGCCTCGCTCCTGTTGGCCGAGCGGTCAAGGATGCGCTTGATGTCTTCGCCGTTGACAGCTTGAGCAGCGCGGTCGTACATACCCTGCCAAATCGTGATCCGCTCGTCGTTTTTGAGGAACGGCGTAGCCTCGAGCAGTGTGGCGTAGGTCAAAAGATCCGGAGCGTATTCCGTAAGCCAGTTGGTCTGGCAGTCGTCACCCAGAAGGGGCGGCTGTTCGTAATACAGCACCTCGAGCGTCTGAGCTGAGTCCGGGGTCGGCACCAGCAGCCAGTTCTGGTAGTTGTAATCTGCATAAAACTGCGGGGTGCCTGTCTCGGCCGGATTCGGCCAGTAAGAGCGGCAGTACTCGTACGAGCGAGCAAAGATCGGGACACCGTCGAGCGTCATGCTGACAGTGTCGCGCCAGCGGTCGGGTTTCTCGTAAACAGACAGCCCAACCTGAAGTGGAGTCTCAACTGCAGTGATGAAACCTTGAATTTTCAGCTCTCGAGCGATCCGACGCTCAGCGAGAGTGATTAGCCGCGGCAGCTGCTCATAGACGATGGCGTCACTTTCCGCAGTGAAGCCTCGCTCAAGATAACGGCGAACGTCAGTCAGCAGACTGTCGTAGGTCATGCTGTAGCTCATGAATACCTCTTCAGTATCAGCAGCTGTTTCAGCATGCGCCGTCTTTGTGGATTATAATGCATAAAATCATGAAAGGCAATTTGAAAACAAGCCCTTCTCGGCAGTCCTGCGCCTGACTAGGCCGGGTAAAACCCGACCCCCGCCTCGAGTGTATTTCATAAATCCGTCTGCCGCCGCCTCCAGATCTCCCCGGTTGTACGCCTGCCGGAGGGAGGACCGCTGGAGCGCCCCTAGCCCACAGTTGTACGCAAAAGAGACCAGAGCGTCGAATTGGCTTTGATTGCCAGTAGCAGCAGGGCAAAGTCTGGCCACGCCTTGCTCAGTATGGTCAAGCTCCTGACGAAGAAAACCATCAATTTCCTCCGGGCTGAAGGCCCGATTGTGCTCAGGCCGCAGGGGGTAGGCCAGCCGCTCGGGCATCTTGAGCCGGATCTGGTCCATGTACAGGACAGTCCCGAACCCTACAGTCCAGAGAGAGGCGGGGCATCTGTAGGGGCGCATTTTGCACCCCTCGAACAGCTTGATCAGCGCGATGCCCTTCTCGCCAGTCTTCATTTCTTCTGGAAAGCCTGAGTCCCGAACCAGAAGGCAATGATGGACGAAAGGATCTGCATCTCGTCATCTGAGAAGATTTTGGCAAGCATGAGGTCGAACGGAACCCCAGTCTTCCATGCATACCAGAACCCGGCCACGCCAGCGAAAATCAGGTCTGCGACGAAGATATAGGTGACGACCGGGCGTACACTGGCCCGCAAGTTGATGATCCACTGGGATGCTCCCTTGCCAATCTCGGCATCGTGGGTCAGCAGGGCGGCATGCGTGGCAGCCTGAGTCTGCATGGCGATCTGGTCAGACCGGATCTCCTCAACTTTCTGCTGCGCCGCAAACCCCTGAGCTGCCAGAGCCAGCTCGCGCTCATTCTGCAGCCGGGCCATCTCGAGTTCGTGCGTGTTGTCAGACTTGGACTGGAAGAACGCCAGCAGCTTAGGCAGGCCGCCAGCCAGAAAAGACGTGAGGGTCGAGAGCAGGGTCATCATTTTCTGTTCCTCTCTTCAAGCAGCGTAACGCGGACGTGAAGGTCGCTGATCTCTTTTTGGATTTCTTCTTTCAGTTCCTGCCGGTGTGCGGCACTCAGCGGAGAGTCAGTCGGGATGCCTTCTGACGTAATCAAGGCAGGCATCTTCGACTCGATGCTGATGAGCCGATTAGAAAATGACGACACCTGCCCGAGCAGCCAGCCAATGCTGATCACTAAGATCGGGATTACCATTTTAAGGATTTCGCCCCAGTTCATCGCTTATCTACCTTTTCGTCCATTTTGTCGTTGATGCGATTGAGCATCGCCTTGATCTCTTCAATGTCCGCCCGGTAGTCGGCTCGAGTTACGTAAGTGAGCGGCATCACCCGAACATCTGAATCCAGACGCTCAATAGAACGGCTGATGTTGTTCAATATCCAACCACCAAAAGCGCCCGCAACACCAACCATTACGTTGAACAATACCTGACCGTTTTCCATCACACTCTCCGACTACAAGTGCAACTTATTCCGCCGTCTCGGGCTTTACGACCTGCGGGTCGGCCTGTTCCTTGATCTTGATGATCAGGGGCCATGCACCGCTCTTTGACGGAAGCTCACCCAGCGAATGCAAAATTCCGTTAACTTCTTCAACCGTCAGGGTCAGGTTAATTTCCATTCTCATCATCTCCAAGCTTGTTGATCGTCGCAGTAGAACTGTTGCGGTCTAAGACAAGGGCGCCAGAGCACACCATGCTCCAGTCCTCCCCGGTCTTTTCGCCCCGGCATGGGACGTTGATCTGGACGTGTTTGACCAGATATTCCTTCCCGTCCTCGAAAACACGCCAGACGTGGTCGAGCGTTCCACGCCCCTCCTGCCCGCGGGTTTTGTTGAACCGGATCATGAACTCACTCACACAACCTCCGCAGCAGGATGCTGGCAGACTTTCTGCTGGTGCGCCATTTGCGCTGTCAAGTTGAAGTGTACGAACTTGATCGGGGTGTCAGCAGCGTGCCGGGTAAAGGCATGGGCCAGCCACGCATTCGCAAAGATCAGCAGGCCCGGCTTGGGCTCAAAGTTGATCATCTTGCTGGCGATCGTAGCCTTGGTCATATCCGTTTCCGGAAGGTCAATCGGCAGCTTGCTGGCACGGGGGTCGTGGAATACCACGCGGGATGAACCCTCGGGAGCCTCGAGAAAGTAGAACCCCACAATCTGCGAACCAGCTCCGTGGATGTGCTGATCCATCGCGCTGTGCTTGTGGTGTTCCTGAGTCCACATTTCAGTGAACCCAACATTGAAATGCTCCATAGCGTAGCCCTGATCTTTCAGGATGTTCCACGCTGTCTGGCCGACGAACTCTGCGAACGGGGTGATGCGCGGATCGTTGAAGTAGCTGTCGCTCATCAGCACAGGGTAGATCTCGTCCAGTTCTCCCTGCTCCGAGCGGCGCTTTGCCAGCGCCTCCTCAGAAACGGCATTGACCGCTTCCAAGAACTCGGGCCTCTCGATCAAGTAGATCGGGCACGGAAAGTGGTAAGCGGCATGGAGCTGCTCAGTCACCGAGCCACCCATTCCCAAGCAAGGAAGTCAAACTGGTACTGCCCGACATCGGTCGGCTTCGGAGGGACTTCCTTCCAGTTGTTGTCAGCGCCACACCACCGAATGTCCTTTCCTTCAACCGGAGCAGGGCGCGGAATGGGTGGGACATAGGTACAGGTTACCTCATCAAACGTCCATGCTGCCCAGTTTTCAGCTTGCGGCCTAGCAGCCCAAGCATCCTGAACGGCCAGCTTCTTCGCAGCGATTTCCTCATCAGTCATAGGGCGCACTTCGTGGACGTCTTTCACAACGTCACCCACCCATTGATAGGTCACGCCGACATAGACTTCATATGCACCCAACTTTGGACGAGCGACACGGACAAATTTGGCGAACCGATCAGCGGGCAAGTTTTCTGGATCGACGTCTGGAAAAGCGGCGCGGAAATTATCAAAGAAAATTGGATGCTCAAACGGTTGACCATCACGCAATTGGATGAACAACAGCAGATCTGTATGTTCCATGATTTACAGGTTCCCAGTGCAAGTTGAAGGGAAACTACGGGTATTGCCCGGCCAAATGACGCGAACAGCTCCTCCGCCTCCGTTGCCACCTAATGTGCACGCAGAACAGCAGCAGTAATTTCCGCCACCGCCGCCGCCACCATACGATCCGCCAATACCCCCAGCATTGCACCAACCATAATTGGGGCAATACGAAGATACAGTTCCATTTCCTCCACTAGACCCGCCAAATCCGTAAATGGAGCCGCCTGACCCGCCTGACCCGCTAGAACCCTGACCAAGTAGTCCTACGCCTCCGCCTCCGCCGCGATACCCTGTTGATGCGCCGCCGCCG